CTGTTCAACTGAAGCAATCGAGGCCGTTCCCCAAGATTGAACCGGTCCGAAGAAATCAGGCAGGTCAAGTAAAGCAGTCTGCATGTTCATTGCAGGCCCGCTGTCGACATTCCTTTCAGCAAACCATTATTTTTCAACCCCCTGGATTTATATTCACATCATCCGATACCCCTATCTTGATTATGACATCCCTGGAGTTTTCCAAAGTAACGCGTCCCATGCCGCGAACGGATCTGTTTGGACGATACGCTATGAATTGCTGATGTACGCAGTTCTTTTTGGAGTTGCAATGTGCGGGCTGTTTCGATCGCGAACCATTGCCGCCATTGCCTATAGCGCAATCCTGATTTGGTTTATGGTTCGCCCAGATACCATCACCGTTTTTGGCCTATCTGACAACAACGATGCGGGACGTCTGCCCTCATTTTTGCATTGGGCGTCCTTCTCGCTCTCTTCAAGAACGTGGTACGAATCGATGCAAAACTGATCGCAGGACTCACTTTGATTGCTTGGTTTCTCAAAGACGGTCCAGCATTCCAGTATGCCCTTTACCCCGCTCTCCTTCTCGCACCGATATGGCTCATGACGACTGCGGCAGTTAAGGCGATTCACCTTCCAGGTGACTTTTCCTATGGCGTGTACGTCTATGGCTGGCCGACGCAGCAAGTGGCAGCCACTTTGCTGCCCAATAGCGGCCCTTACGCGCATCAAATTATATCAATGCCGGCCGCTGTTATCCTGGGAGCGCTATCGTGGTATCTGATAGAAAAACCGGCAATCTCTCTTGGTCATCGGATATCTAGATTCTTCGTAAGCAAGCATCACTCATTTAATGGCGATGCGACAAAGGTTCGATGAGTTATCTCACGCGTCGCGCTCGCAAGACCCCGGCGGCTGTCACGGAGCCGCCACTGAACACCGCTTCGCCAACAAGATAAACTGTTGTCGCACTGGAAACATTGATGCGCGTAACCGGCGGAATTGCCGTCGCTGCCCCAGTGGCCGTGATCGAGCCGCCGCTCTGGAAATAGTTACCCAACGATGGCATCGTTCCCGAGGTGGTATTAACGCCGGCTAACCAAATCGACATCGTTGCGCCAGTTCTTGACGTGTACGTAGCTGCGCCTTCCACGTCCCAATCTCCAGGCGTGAGGGTGACGTTCGTTAGATTCTGCGCTATCGCAGTGTTTGAGACGCTTACACTCGAAAATTCAGAGTTTACGAACTCCCCCACGCTCCCAGCATTCGCGTTATCTCCCGCGACGGTTCCTTTAATTCCACTTGTGGAAGATGGCGCAATCAATCCATTGACAGAAAATCCGGCGTCGTTAATAACGGCCATTACATTTCCGTTGACAATGTAATTGAATTGACCACCCGCCGGGACTAAATGATACAGCACGCCCGCACTAGGAGAGTAAATAGCCGCAGAGAAATTCGAGGGTGTACTGAACCAAGTCAATCCAACCATCGGCGGCATCGAAATCGCACTTGCTTGTCTGGTGCCATTACCTGTGTCAAGAGCGCCGTTCGCAATAACGATACCGTTTTCAAATGTTTCAGGATTTGGCACGATGTCGATTGCTGTCGTGCAGCCGCTCATCCCGGTTGCCGCTCCCTGTCCAGTGCCACAATCGTAACGATGGGCGATCGTTTGGTTTATTACGTTAATCGAGAACGGATCTTCCGCCGGCGGGGAACCCCATTGCGAATTGATGGAGTTCTCCGTTTGGACATGGATGGCCTTCCCTGCGGTCGCAGCAGACAAATTGCTTTGGAAGTAAGAATTTTCGCTTGCATGGTTTGCCGTCCGCCACGCATCAGCAAGGAAAATACTTTGGAATGGAAAGGCGGCAGCTCCTCCAGTGGCATCAGACGATCGCGCAGCAACAGTCAAACCATACCCGCCGCCTGGTGGCGCGATAATCTGGGCCGCGCTCGTCAGGCGGTAGTCCTGGCCAGTCGACACTTGATTCAGCCAAGTCGCTGAATTTCCCTGAGAGGCCGAGCCGACTTTTATGGTCTGCGCGCCTAGGTCGTTGGCCAGAAACGTTGATGTCGGGCTGTAGCGCTGCTGACCGAACTGGACTGCGACCGCGCTTGAGTTCGTCGCCGTTGCCGGACAGCTCATCATCACCGTATTTCCCGATACGGCTGTAACCGCTGCCTGCTCAAAGGCTGCGCCTGGAGAGGAACAAGCGCTGACGAAACCCGAATAGATCCCCATCCCCGTAGTAATCCCGGCCGCGCTCGTGACCGTGATATTCCTCGATCCGCTTGTGGTCGTCGCGGTCGTGTTGACCGGCGCAACCATTGCCGGATAAAGAGACGTTCCGACGATGGTCGGTGTACCGAGATTCGTAGCGCCATCAACTTTGAGACCATCGGAAAGCCTGATGGCCCCCGCCGAACTGCTCGCCGAGAACGGGAAGTCCCTGTACGCCCCCTGTGTGTAGCGGTCGATGTACAGGTTCCCAGCGCTATTCGAATGCAGCGCAACGAGCGGGCTGCGGGCCGCCTGAAAAGTCACGCCCGCGGAGTTCGATTCGCCTGAGTCATTGACCGCCAGATTGGCGTTGAGCGCGCTTACTACCGGACTGCCAGTCGGCATGGGCGAAGATATCGACGGAGATGTCGCACGCATAACAGAGCCTTTACCAGTTGCCGAAATCGTTCCGGTGCCGCCATTGGCCGAACTCAGCAGCGTTTTCAGGTTCAGGTTGTTGAACGTTGGCGACGGACACGACTGCGCGAGAGCAATAGCCGGAATCAGCAGAATCGAGAGAGGAAGCTTTTTCATGGCTTGCACCGAACCCCTCCGTTGTCCCAGAACACCCCAGTACTTGCCGATAGTGAAATCGGCAGCGCACTGAACCACGATGAATAGAGCGGACCGAACACCACCGGAGTAAAGCCCGACACCGCCCCGTTCATGAAAGCCGTTGTCGCGAGTGGTGCATTGCTAATGCCAGAGGCCGCGGCCGGCGAAGTGGTAAACGTCGCGCGATTGATCGTCACAGTTCCCTGCATCGTTACGTTGTTGAAGATCGGTTATGAATACGTTTGCGCGAGCGCCGACAGCGGCGCCAATAACGCCGCAAGCAAAAATTTCTTCATGAAACTTTCTTTACGAGATGGAGGCGATTTTTCGGAAGCGCGTAGATTTCGTTAATAAAAATATTTCTAAATAATCACAGCACCATCAAGGCCTGGATTTTCCGGCCTTCCTGGCTGGGCATCGATCAAAGCAGCGCTACCGACGCCCGTGCCTGCCCCCCCCGGAGTTAGCAACGAAACTCGTCCTTTTGCCGCCAACTTCAGCCAACCTCCGGACGCCGATGCATTCACCCTGTCAACACTGAGACTGCCTTGCGATCCAACCGAACATGCACCGTTCGAAAGTTGCTACGAAGTAGCTTGCTATGCGGTCGTGGTCGACTCCGGCATTTCGGCCTGCGCAAACCCGGGCTGGGTTTTTTTAATAAGTTACATAGCGCAAATCATCGGCCTTGGCCGCGCCTTGATTCGGAAATACCTTGGGATCTTGAGCACATCCGAACAGCGAGTCAATCATAACCTCGATCGACTTATAAAATTGTATACACATAGCCACCCCTTTAAATCCAATAGCCACAGACATCTATATAACAACTTGACCCACTTGCCGAGCTCGCCGCGCTATAGAAGATCACCTGAGGGATCGTGATAGAAAGGTCTCGGAAGCCAATAGAGAAAACTGAGGACGAACTTGAGCTACTAAAACTCAATCCTTGCAACCCTACTTTCGACGACGCTGTTTCATATACAAAAACGTTAACGTTGCTCGGCTCATTCGTTGCCGCCTGGATTGATCCCGATACCTTTCTCGCATTTTTAGGCACTACTGCTGCGATAGAAAGATATGTTGGACTCGATGCCGTGGTTGAGGTTGAAAGTACCGGTTGATTGGCGATCGACACCGACCGATCGACTTGAAACGCCGCGACAAGCCGGCCGCTGCTATCGGTAGGCCACACACTCACGAGCGCGCTCGCGGTGTAGCCGGCCGGCATGTTCGCGCCGCCGTACACGCTCGGCGCGACGGCGCTCGTCGCGTTACTCGCCAGCAACGCACACGCACCGGTGACCGGATCGTAGATCGCATACAACGCGACATAGCCGCAGGCCGGCGCGGCGCCGGTATCCATGCCGCCCGCGCCGACTGTCGCAAGGTCGATAGACTGCGAGAAATTCGCGAGACAGTATCGAATACCACCGAGAGCCGTCTCGACGATGATCTCGTCTGCCGTCATTGATCCCGACGTGCCAGCCGCTGCGATGTTCATCGTGAGATTGCGCGCCGAGCCGACCACGCCGGTTGCCTGAGCCATCGTGGCGGCGTGATTGGTAGCAGTGGCCGCGCCGACCACGAGCGGCTCGAACTGGCGGATTGACGAGCCTGCAGCGATCCACTGGGAGTCGTTCGCGACAGTGATTTCAAGGTCGTCGCCAGGCTGAAGCGTGACCGAGGAAGTGCCAGTTCCCGCAAGGATCGTATCGGTTCCGGACCCACCTTCCGAGCACATCACCGTGACTGGCACGGTCGCAAAGTTGCTGATCGTGTAGCCCTGTCCCGGCGACAGCGACGAGGCGGCGGGAAGCGTCAGCGTCTGCGATGCGGCCGATCCGAAGAGATAAATGATTGAGCCCGCTTGCGCGCTCGTCAGCGTTGCAGACGCATTGAATGAGTAGGAACCGTTGTAAGTGCCGCGCATCGCTTGCGCTTGGGAAAGCGCAACGGCCTGGTTCGCGGCAGTTGCGGCAGCGACGGCGAAAGTCTGCGTCGCGTCTCCGTTGAGCGCGGCAGCCGAGGCGAGCAGGTTGCTGAGCAGCGTCGCCGTGGTACCGTCATCCACCGCGGCCTGCCCGCTGCGCGCGACGATGAACTGCGCGAGCACCGCCGCCATGATCGAACTCTGGCGCCAGACCTTGTTGAGCTGCGCCGACTGCGCCACCCCCGATTGGAAGCCCGACAGGCGAGCCGGAAGAGCGGCATAGGTTGCTTGATCGATGACGTTCGGCGACGCGCCGCCGCCGAACGCGAGGAAGTCGTTGGTTGCTGACATCAGTGTTCCTGACAATAAAAAAGCCGCTCGGAGGCCGCTTGGCAAGAAAGCGGAGATGCGTGCCAAATAGGCGTGCCCCACGCGCCGACATCGAAGCCAGATACGTATGGGCCGGTCATGTCGAAGCCGAACAGCGGCGCATCGTCAACGCTCGTGACAATCGTGTAGTCGACACGCACGCCTTCCGGTTTCAGTGGAATGTATCCGCCCGCAATCAACGCAAGGAACACGGCCGAGGGCACCTTCCCAGAGATGCCGACGGTCATCGACATGTCCTGGTGGTCCTCGATGAATGCGAACGTGCCGTCGTCGAAAATGCTGTTCAGGATCGCGGCCGACTGCGCCAGCGTCCCGTCCCAGTGGTTCGCGCCGATCTTGGCGCGGATGACGATTCGATAGGTGTCGTCGTCGAGCGACGTCAACCCCGTGTCCGGGTCGAATGGCCCCTTCCACGCGCCCTGGTCGAACCCGAGGCCCGCAACGTCGAGCGAGAAGTAAATTCCCGTCAGGCGCGTGCTCACCTGGCGCGCAATGCCAACCCACTGCCCAACGATGTCGAGTTGGTCCCCGACGGCTGCGTCGAGATCGAATAGCGCAGGCATGCTCGCGAGCACGTTCTGCTGATCGACGACCGGCGACACCAGCGCGGCCACCACTGCCATGAATTTGGGCCGCGGCTGGTGCTCGCTCGTGATCAGCGCGGTGTAATCGTTGAGATCTGCCATACGCCTACCCAGTCGTGATCGGCGTGATCGTGACGGCGGCCGCCGTGCATGACGCCGCTTCGTTGAACAGCAGCGCCACATCCGGCGCACCGGCGCCGCGCGGTCCGGTGAGCGCGAGGCTGACGATCTTGAAGGTTCCTGCGCCGCTCATGAGCTTCGCCTGCGTGATGCACTCGTCCCATTCCACCGCGGCGGCCGCACCACCGCCGATCGGCACGCCGTTGATGTAGGCGGCAATCGCGTTCTGGATGGCAACGCCGGTCGCCGTGGTGTAGCCGGCCAGCGGCCGCAGCGTCACGACGGCCGAGATCGCCGCGTCGGTTGGACGGAAAAAATTGATCGCCATCGGCATGCCGTAGCGGTTCGTCACGACGATCGATGTGGTGCCGTAGGTGCCGCTGCCCGGTGTTTTCTTCATGACGATCGCGTGGGCGATCGCCGTCGCATCGCCGCCCTCGACGACAAGCGACATCGAGTGCGATGGGATGCCGTTCGCGTCCGTCGCGCTGGTGTCATTCTCGTAGCCAACCCAGCGCTTCACACCGGCCACGTTGCCGATCGCGCCCATGATCCCGTCCAGCACGGTCTGCGACGGCAGCGCGGTCGACACGCCCTGTCGCGCGCGCAGCGCGGCGTCGGTCTCCACTGGCGCGCCAACGGCCGCGTCCGACGCGTTCGTCACCGTCTGCCAGCCGCGCGTCGGCGTGGCGATCTGGTTGATCGTGCCGGCCGGCGCCGCGATCGCGCCGATCGTCGTGCAGGTCGCCGTGATCGTAATCGTGCCTGCGGGCGGGATCGTCACGCTGGCCGGTAGCGCCCACTGGTAGTTGTTCGCGTCCTTCGCGACACCGTTGGCAATCGTCGTCCCGCCCTGGCCGACCAGCGTCAAGTCGGCGCTCGAGTAACTCGCCGCCTCGCGCTGGATGCCGTTGATCTTCACGTTGCTCGACAGTGCCGCACCGACCGCCTTGGCCGGGCTAAACGAGTTGTAGACGCCGATCGCAACTGCATTGCAATCCGCGATCGCCTGTGCGAAGGCGGCGAGCAGCTGGCCGTCTTGGCTGTCCGGGTCGATGTAGATGTCGGCGCCGTAGATCGCCTGGAACTGCTGCTGCAGCCAGGCGTAGATATCGGCGAACGTCGGCGCCGAAATGCCGGCCGCGCTGATGGTCGGCGCAACGGTGGTGAGGAGCGTCGTCACAGGGTGGTCTCGATGGTGGTACTGCCGTAGAGGGTGTTGACCGTCGCGGTGACGGTCAGCTTCCGCGTGCTGCTGTCGATCGCGCTGCCATAGGCGGTGATCTCGGTCACACCGGTGGTGCCGAGGATGCAAGACCGGATCGCAGCGTCAGCCGTGCCCTGCATGTTCTTGCCGAACACCGCCGTCGCCCACGGCATGCCGTCCGTGATGTCCAGGAACCATTCGCCCTGCAGCAGGCGCAAGCGCGTCAGCACGGCCTGCGCCGCCGCGTCGGGGCTGTTCACGAGGAAGTCGTTCGCCGAGCCGCCGAAGACATAGTCGTCGTTGGCATCGAGCTTGCGGTATCGCATCTGAACCTCAGAAACAAATACCCGGCGCGCGGCCGGGTGTTGATGGGTACGGCGGGGGTCAGTTGACCTCGCCGGTATTTCCGCCTTCGCCGTTCGGGTGCGTGTGCGTGTCGTCGATCACCTTGCCGTTGGCCGTCAGGCGGCCAATGAAGTTGATCGTGCCGGTAATCACTGCCGCCGCGCCGCTCGTCGCACTGCCGACCAGGCCGGCCAGGAACGTGAAGGCGCCCTTCACCGTCAGCGCGCCGTCAAAGGCCGACTGCGGCGAATTCACCTGAACCGAGGCGCTGGCGTTGACCTTCACCGTCGGCGCATCGATCTCGAACCCGCCCGGCGCGACGATCTTCACCGTCTGGGCCACCGGGCTCAAATCGATGCACGTCGCACCGTCGTCGCTGCGCAGTTGTGCCGAAGTGGTGCTGACGTTGGCCAGAACGCGGGGCTTCGAGCGCACACCGATCAGCGCGAAGCCGTCGGCCAGGGAATGCATGCGCGGCTCGGCCTGCTCCTGCACGCCGCCCGACTGCCACCATGCGTCCGACCCGCGCGCAGCAAACACGATCAGGCACTCATCACCAGCCGAGATCGGGAAGGTCGCCGTCACCCCGCCGCCGCCCTGCCAGACGACCGGGCAATCGGTCACCACTGGCAGCAACTCGCTCCCAATCGTGCCGTCCTCATTCTTTACCGAGTCTCTCGTGGCGAGTTGGACGGTGACCGTCATCGACGCGGGATCAAACGACTGCACCGTCGCGGGGAGCGCCGTCCAGACTTGGGTCAATCTTGCGCCGAGGGAGAATTTCAATGCCTCGAGTTCGTCGTCGATCCGTTCGCGTCTGTCCATGGGAAATCAAATTGAAGAAAGTGGTTTTGCTGCAATGCTGGCTTCTACTCTTGCCTCGGCTCAAGATGTGATTTTCATGAAAAAATCATCGCCTTCCCAAAGGATTTCGCCGACCCCGGAGATCGACGTCCTTTTCAGAAATAACCCCTCGCAAGCCGCCAATTGCAGCAACTCGATCGATTTTTCAAGACCAGTAACTTGACAACAAAAAAATCTCGGCGACACAAGGATTAGCCGAATTATCCAAATCTCTTTATCACATTTGGCGAAGAAAAAACCGAATTTCCGGTGGCCGCCTGGGCAACCGTGGTTGCATCAACCGCCAGGCATAGCGCATCGCTATACCATTCATTGCCGCGCGTGTCGCCTTTGTGATTGACTGACATGAGATAGTAAAAACCGTCCGAATCTATCTTGTTGTGCGAGGCGATATGCGAGCCCTGCGACTGCGGCTTGGCGTTCAGCGTCTGCTGATGCTGCTGGATGCTGCAGTTGTTGAGGTGCACCAATCCGCCGATCTTCAGGCTTGGATTTAGAAGCGTCTTGAACGTGATGCCATTGATCATCTGAACCGGCCACCCGACCATGCCCGTGGCGGAGTTGATCTCCGGGATGTCATAGGGTGCATACGACGTTTCCGGCACCATGATGATGCGACCGTCTTGAATGCTCCACACCATCTGGTTTGCGCGTGCGACTTTGCGCAGCACATCGCGAGCCAGGTCAAAGATCGGCCTGCCGCGCGGCATCGGATTGCTTTGAAGCGGGGCCATGTATCCCGGCGTGACGCCGTATGGTGCCATCGCCTGTAATGCGGTGTTCACCAGATCCTGATACGTCCATCCGGCCGCGAGCGTGTGAATCACTTTTGCAAAGCAGTAGCCCGAATCGCCGTCGGCTGCCAGCACGTTGAGGAACGTATCGGTAGGACTATCGCGACCTCGCCATATCTGCTTGATTTCGCCGTCGAACACGATCGAGAAATTGCCAGGATAGCCGGCTTGAATCACAATTCGCGTGAATTCCTTTTCGACCCGCTTTGACGTGGAATCGGACAGGTTATAAATCTGCAAAAACGCCGAATTCGGCGTCTCGCGATCACCGCGCTTGATGTCGAACTTCACGCGCAGATCCGAGAAATCGAGAGCATCACCGGCGTCCTCGCCAACAATCAGAGAGAACTTGCGGCCAAACTGTTCCGTCATTCGATTCACCTGTAAAAACGGCTCCGCTAGCGGAGCCGTCGTACTAACCCATGCCACACCTCACCGTGCCTTGGCTTACCCGGCCTTACCCACCGGGCCAGACCTCGGCTAGTGCCCGAGGCAGTCGAGCGGCACGCGCGGGGGCAAGGTCACGGAGCGCACCCAGCGCTCGTCGTCGCACAACGGTTCAGGTGACGAATCACAACGAACCGCCGCCCCCATCCTCCATCGAAAAACCCGCCGAAGCGAATGCCTCCGCCAGGCAATCCGGCGAAGCAATCATCCGTCTCTAAGTCGTGACCCAGAAAAGCCGCGACGCGCGGCCCAAGTCGGCGTACTCGGGCAGCGCATCAGGGTCGCCTGCCCCCTGCACCCACAGACCACCACCGAAGCCGAAGTAGCCGTACTGTCCAAGCAGGTTGGTTCCGGTCACCAACGGCACACCCGACAACAGCGCATTGCCATTCGCATCCGCGATATCGAGCAACCACATCCCAATCGCGTTGCGCCACTGAACCGTCAGCGTGTGATCGACGCCGTTCAAGGTGATGCTGAACGTTTGGCTATCCGCAGTCAAAGGAATTTCAAGGATATTCATTGAGGCGTCCAAGAACTGGCAGGCACCGATCCGCCCGGAGCCGGCGTGGCCGGCACGGCCGACTTGACACCGGCATTGATCGTCTCGCTCGTGGCAGCGGGGTCGATCTGATTCTCTTTCGGCGGCAACTTCGTCGCCTTCGTGGCAACGACGACGATTTGCTTCAGGGTTGCCGTGAGCATCAGCGCGGCGCTGGTCTTCGGATCAACCACCACCGTCAGGCCCGTCAGCAACATATTCCGATACCGCCGGCGAGTCGTCACGACATCGAAGCGCTCTCGGGTCGATTGGAGTTGCAGCAGCTTGCTGTAAACGCTATCGACGTAGCTGCCGGTCGCCATCGAGTTCGCACCGGTCGCGTCGAACGACACGACAGCGGAACCCAGCAACGCCTCGTAGTCGGCATTCGACCAGCCGCACTTCATGACCAATTCGCGAGGTCGCATGAAGGCGTGGTCGTTGATCGACGCGCCGTCTTCGATCGGGCTCTCGGTCACCGCGAGCTGGTCGGTATAGACCTCCTCGACCAACGCCCGAATCGCGATTGTGCCGATCCTCTTCGAGTCGACCAGGGTCACGTCGGGCTGCTCACTCACTAAAGACATAGGTCAATCCTCCCCCGTATCGAATCGTCCTGTCGGTCACTGCCTGCTGCTCGCGCCTGACGGCACGCGCCGTTTCGTGCGGGTTTTGAGCGCCCGTAACGTTGATCTTCACGTCGTTGTGGACCTCGATGTGCGTCGGGCGTCCGCGTTGAGACGCCGCCATGCTCTCCGGTGAAAGCTGGAGCGCCAACTGCGAGTTGCGCAGCGCGTTTTCGAGTTCCTTCGCCGTGATCGAGGCGTGATTGCCTCCCTTCCCGTCGTAGTAGCTCTTGCCCGTGTCCGGGTTCTCCACACTCGCCCACTCGCGCGACGTTGCCAGCAGCGCGGCGTGCAAGTCGGAGCTCTTGCCAAGCAGCAGATCGGCAATCTCCGGGCGCTTCTTCATGACGAGGTACTCGCCGAAGATCCGGTCCTGCGTCTGCTCGTCGAACTTCTCTTTGCCGGATAAATGGAGAGCCTTCACCGCATCGGACAGCGTGCTGCTCACGATCTGGTAGCGCCCAACCGCGAACATCTTCCGGTTCTTCTGCGCTGCCAGCACCTCGTCGATCGTCATGCTGGCGAGGTCTGCGGTGCCCGCTTTGTACGTCGTCTTGCCGCTCGCGTTCACCGTCGGAATGTTGATAGCGCGATACCCGGCCTTCCCGCTTTCGCCGCGCTGGATAAGCCTGCCGAATGCTGAATTCGCGATACGCTCCGCGAGCGAGGGGGCCGCAGCCGACTTTGCTGCATCCGGCTGAACTTCGGCACTTGGTGACAAGACTCGGCCAATCGGTGGCTGCCTCGGCGCGGCTGCCGGTGCCGAGGCAGCTTCAGGCAGCGCAGTGAACGCCGGCCTCTTGCGCTTCAGCCGTTCATCGCGCCGCTTCAGGATCTCGTCCTCGCCGTGGTTCAGATCCTCACTGTGAAACAGCAAGCCGATGCCCCCGAGAGCGCGGCCCACCCATGGCAGCACGCGCGCGAGCACGCTCGCGACGCGGCCAGTGACAGATGCACCAGCGGCGACACCGCCGGCTTCGCCCGCCACTGCGATTGCAGCTTTGCCCGCCGTCGCACCCGCCGACTGCGTGGCCGCCTTCGCCGCGCCTCCGGCCACGGCCGTCGCTACGTTCTTCGCCGCCTCCTGCACGCCGGCGCCGAGCGCCTTGCCGATGGCCGCTTGCACCGCCTCCTTACCAGCGAAGTAGGTCAGCAGGCCGCCGCCCAGCGTCGCGCCGGTCTTGATCCCGAACGCCCCATAGGTGCCGACCGTTCCCTCGAAGCCGCTCTGCAGATGGCGCAACGCGGTCATCATGGCGTGGCCACCATTGCTCGCGGAGTCCACGCCGCTCTTCAAGTAGTCGGCTTTCGCGCGGTCGTAGGACTTCTGATACTCAGGATCGCGCATCCCGAGCAAGAAATTCTCGGAAATCCCGAGATCGGCGACTCGTTTCTGCGCCAACCAGGTTGGCTGCTTGGCCATCTCGCGACCGATGTCGGCGACGAGATCAGCGGTATCGCGCAGATGCCCGTTCGCGTCGCGCGTCTGCACGCCGAGCGAGCGGATGAAGCTCTCTCCGCTCGGATTCGAGCGCATGTACCGCGCGACGCTCTCGATGCTCGCCTGCGCCTCGTCCGCGCTCACTCCGACATCTTGGGCGGCATTGGCCACCGCCTTCAGGCTGCTGGCCGCCGCGCCGGTGCGGCGCGACGCGAAGTGCAGTTGCTCGAGCTTCGACGCGAAGTCAGCCGTGCGCGCGCCGACCAAGGCTGCGGTACGCCCGAAGGCCGCAGCCATCTCGAGCGCCGACTTGCCGGCCTCCACCTGAGCCTTGTCGAGTTCCTCCGTGCGCTTTGTGGCTTCGTCGATGCTATCCGTGAATTTCTTCTCGGAATCGGCGTCAACCTGGAAGCCGAGCCCCACTAGGAACTCGCGGATGATGGACGATTCAGCCACGTTTTTGCTCCTGCCTGCGGCGCGCGGCCGCTTCGTTGTCCGCCCGCACGGCGAGCGAGTCGTTCATCAGCGCGATGTCGGCCAGGCCGAGCGTGCCATCCAGCAGCGACTCGTAGCGGCACATCTGCGCGTGCACCGGCGCGAGCAGCCAATCCTCGCCGCCCGGCAGCGTCTTTACCCAGCCGGTGTCGCCTCGCTCGGGCTGCTCGCTAGGCCGGTAAGCAGCCCTTGAATAAAAGGGCCGAGGTTCTCCATGATCACGAAGCCGGTCAGCGTCAGCATGGCGCCCATGTCGATGTCATCGAACATGCAGACGTTCTGCGTCGGCGACCAGACGTGGGCCCAGCCGGCGCCATGGTGGCGTTCGACGACCCGCATGCAGGCGCCGACTACGTACTCCGCGTCCTCGTCCTTGAGTTGGGACAGCGCCTCCATCACGGGTTCGATCGATGTCGCGAGCAGCTTCAGGTTCTTCGTCAGCGGCTCATCGGATGCCGACATGTCGAGGTACGAGCGGATCAGCGGCGGCAGCACGGTCGCGATGCGGCGGCTCACGTGGAACTGCTGCATCGCGCTCATGCGACCGAGCTGGTAGCGCTGACCACCGATTTCCTTTTCGGTCGCCATACCTGCTAGTACGTCCCGAGCAGAGAATCGATCTTGACCACGTCGAACTGCCACTCGACGATGTCGCCATCCTTCGCATACTTCAGGTCAGGCGCCTTCTTGAAGGCACACGAGCGGCCGGTGATGACGTCGCCAGACACCGCCTGCGACACCTCGATCAGATTCTTGCCGTGCAATGCGCTCGATGCGGTCTGCGCGTCGTACATCGCCATGAGCTTCGCGTTCACCGGCGCGGTCTTCAGGTAGCGCAGCGTGATCTGCCCGGACTTGTCGGCGTGCAGGCTGTGCATGCCCTCGCCGTCCGAGCCGATCGTCATCGTGTTCTTGTTGCCAGCGCGCGTGATCGTGATGCCTTCCTCGGCCGTCGCCTCGCCGTAGCCGAGCGAGAACGAACCCGTCGGTCCGACGATCGTCGCCGTGACATCCATGAAACTGTAAGTACCCATGTTGACCTGACTCCTTTACCGGTTGACCGTGACTGCGATGTCGGCCGAGTGGATCGCGCCGGCTTCCTTGGCGGCGATCTGGAACACGACCGACTTGCGGGCCGCCCGATCGGCCTGCGATTGCGAGGCGATCGGGGGCGTGTAGATGTAGTAGCCCTTCGAGAGCATCTGGCCCTGCGCCAGCGCGCCGAAGCCAGCCGAGTTCCAGGTTCCGGGCGCGAGATAGCCGTTCGTGACCGCCTCGTCGCATACCGCCGAGATCGTCGACGCGATCAGCGCGTTGCCGGCGTCGGTCTGCGGGATCTTCGTCGGGCTCTGATACAGCAGGTTGTAGACGGCCGTCTGGATCGCGTTACGGAACCAGAGCGCGTTGTAGACCGAGTCGGCGAAGATCCCGCTCGGCGTCACACCGTACTGCAGGATCGACGTGTCGTTGTCGTAGCCGACATAGACGTTGCAGTTCTTTGCCTCGAGCGCGTCGGCCTGCGTGGTCGTGAGCGACTCGGCCACGATGCCCGGCTCCTGCTTGAACATCAGCGTGAGCGTGGTGCTGTTGCCGTTGAAGTCGACCGTCAGCAGCCGGCCCAGCGCCGACACCACGGCATACGGGCTGGTGCTGGAATACTGGATCATCGTGTACTTGAGCGCCAGCGCCTTCAACTGGCTCGCCAGATCGTTCGTCACGGTCGGATCGAGCGCCTGCGCGTTCTGCGTCGTGATGCCGTAGAGGTGCGCCTGGTCGGCCTCGATCAGCTGCGCCACGGCGATATGGTCACTATCGCCGACCGTGCTATCGGCGAACGCCATGCCGAGGAACTGGTTCGCGAACTGGTCGAGGAACAGCGCGGCGCACGCGGCCGGCGTCTCGGCAGCGATGCCGGCCGCCGGCACGGACGCGGTGGAGGCTGTGAGGCCGAGCATCGCCGAAATGTCGACGCCGTCCGTCGGCGCCGTCGCGTAGCTGACGCTCGACGACGTGCCGGTGGTAGCCGACGTGACGACGAAGCGCGAGCCGTCCCACACGATGGTGGCGCCAGTCAGTTTCTCGCCGACGACCGTCGCGACGCCGTTCAGGTTGGTCTGCGACGAGAAATCGAGCCCGGTGATCACCGCGGCATTGCCATCGATCGTGATATTGAACGCGCCCGTCGTGATGACGTTCCAGTTTTCGATGGCCTGCTGCTTGGTCGACAGCACGCCGCCGTTCAGTTGGCCTGACGTCGCCGTCTTCGCCCACCGACCGATGCAGAGGCTGGCCGGCTTAGGCGACTGGTTGAAGTAGAGCGCGGCCGCGGCGTACTCGGGCGTGTCGGTGCCGAAGTCCTCGGCGACATCCGAGATCGCCGCATAGGTGCGCATGCGCTCACCGGTGTTGATCACGGGCGACGCGCCGAGCAGCAGCGCGGTGTTGAGATTGGCGCCCTGCGCAGCAAGCGCGGTCAAGGTGACCGCGACGCTGATCAGGCGTGCGGCCGGAAGAGCCTTTGCCATGGAATCCCCTATGGATGAACGTTGATGGTGCCGCCCACTGGCGCCGACGTGTCAGTCGTCGAGGTCGCGCTAGCGGACAGGAGGTTGAGGACCGGGTAGGTCCGTGTGATCTTGCGGCGCAGCGTGACCGTGACGTCGTACCGCCTGATCCACTGCTGGTTGACGAAGTCCGGCGCCGCGCGGATCTTCGACACGCCGTCGAACGCCATGTCGTTCACGCCGAGCGCCTCGCGGTTTTGCGGGATCGCCAGGCTGTCGGCCAGGCGCTGCGCGTAACCCTTCGCGTTCGGCCCGTAGAACGAGCAGGCGACTTCGATACCCTGGTGCCGGATATAGGTGTCGCTGCCGTCGCCCGTGCCGTCGTGCTGGATCACCGGGCTGGCGTCGGGCGCCTGATCGCTCACGCCGAACGCACACCAGTTCGCATCGGGCGCCGGTTGCTTCAGGACCGTGGTCCGCCAGCGCGGCCGCACCTGATCGGGCGACAGCGCCGTCACACCCGCGATCAGGTCGTGCACCAGGCCGTCGAGCGCGTCGTCCTCATCCGGCGGCACATCGACCGTTGGCGCGAGATATCCGCCAGTCGAGCTGTCGTTCATGGCGCTCCCGTCAGAGGTGTCAGGCCGCATTTCGCGCAGACGAAGCCGCGGTCGAAGTGCGAGTTGTCGTTCAAGTTGGCCACGGTGTACGTGGCGCCCTGCCAGACGATCTCGTCGGCGTCGGCGGTGATGAGGCCGGCGTCCATGAGGTTGGGGTCAAGCAGCACGTCGGTGACGTTCAGAAGTGTCACGCGCGGCTCCAATGCAAACGGGCCGCGCGTGGCGGCCCGTCGGGTCTGGGATGAAAGTGGCCTACGTCGCGCCCTTCTTGCGCACGACGTAGGTGATCGACTTCCGGTACTCGCCGGTGTCGATCAGCGGGATGATGCCGGCCGCCAACTGGATCTCGGCCACGCTCATGCTCGCTGCCTGCGCGCCGGCGTCGACCAGCGCGGCGTATTCCTTCTCGGCCGTGCGCGGCCCCTCGGCGCGGCGCGGCCGGAAGCGGTTCTCCACGGTCGGCTGCACCGGCGGCGGCGGGGCGTTGCGGCGAATGCGCAGCCGCATCGACGAGACGGCTTGCGTGCCGGCCGCGCCGAGTGACTGGCCGACCTTCTCGAGGTTGCCGCCCAGCGCCGCGTCGATGCCACGCTGCAGTTGCGCGGTCACGCGCGGCAACGCATCCTCAACGCCCAGCACCAGGTGCGGACGCGCCGGCACGTTGCTGGCCGGCGAGCCCGTCTCCATGATGTAGCCGATCTGCGCGTTGCTGATCGGCGCCCCCTCGTCCTGCCGGCCCGCCGTGCTGTCCGGCACGCCGACGAACACCTCGTGCCGCGCCAGCGCCTCGATCGATTGCAGCACCGCGCCGAGGTTGTCCAGCGTCATCTTCACTACCATGTCGATCTCCTGCACGCGGCGCGCGCTACATCTGCCGCCACCGGCACCGATCCGTTGTGATCGCTATCGAGGTTGCCGGCAGGCAGTTCCTGCTCGCCGACCTCATCGAGCCGACTACTTGGTCGCGGCTCGATCCGGGCCAACCTAAGCAGGTGGGCAAGAAATTCCGCCAGCAGATCGGAAAGAGCAAGGTGGCGAAGTTTGTTGGGCGTCGCTCAGGCAATCACGCCGGCTACAAGCGCGTGTAACGGCACAAGGTCAAAAGCCCGCTTGGCTTTCGCTCAGCGGGCTTGTTGTGTTTGGCGGCAGCGGGGCGGCGGAAACCGGTCTGCACGTTCCGGCGCGCTGGCTGATCAAACCGCGGCGTCTTCCCCGTTGGCGCAGTTCAGGCCGAGCCAAGTGTAGCGCGGCGCGACGGCAACAAAAAAGCCCGCTTTCGGCGGGCTTTTTGATTCGGACGCAGGTATGACGTGTATCGAATGATGCGTATTATTGTGCATGATTTGCACACTGTCAAGACTTTCTGGTACGAGGATCGAGGTTACCGGGCAAACATCGCACCAAGTCAGGCGGCTGCGTCGGCTGCAAGCAGCCCCAGGTCGACGAATCGCCGCTCGACAAATGCCCATGCAACCTGAGAAACCCCCGCCTCGCCGGTCTTTCGGTCGCCATCGAGCCACTTTCGGACCGCCGCATTCTGCTTGCTGACCGTGTTCCGGTGCGCGTTGCATTCCTCCGCGATCGTCGTCAGATCCCATTTCACGCCGAACGCCTTCTCAACGATCGCCCGCCGTACCCGGTAATGCGAGAACCCCGAGCAGTAAGCGGCCGAGGCATCCGTCAGCCACGAGATTGCCGCCTGCCATTCGATGTTAGGCCGCCAGCGCGAGCAGCACGCATGACCGCACTCGCAGGCGAGTTGCTGCGGAGCGGCGCGCGCCACGACCACGCAGAGATGCAGTTCGGGCATTTTTTCGAGCTCGCGGCGGATCATGCCAACCTGGCCTGCGCCGTCCAACCCCACCAGCCCCATTCCTGACCCACCGCCTGGGCCGCGCATGCGCTTCGCCATGATCGTCTCGCCGAATTGCTGCGACGAATAGCAGAGCGCAAAACGAACGGCGTCGAACGCCGACTTGAACACGATCTCGTTCACCGCACACCTCGCGTCGTCATGGCCAGCGCACGATGCGCATCGAGCCCGCGCACGTAGCCGCTCAGGTTGCTCGTAAGGTCCGGGCGGATACGCGTATCGACGTGTGCTTCCGGCTTGCGCCATCTGCCGGCAAGCGAGTACCAGGGGCCATCGACTCCGCTCTCCATGTCGAGGCACGCACGCGCCGCGTCGGTCGCCAGCAGCCTCCGCACCGACGACGGCGGCACGCCGAGCTTGGCCGCGAGGTCGGCCGCCCGATACCGGTTGCCCGGCTTCATCACCTCGATTACCCAGTTGATCGTCAGTTTCACGTTCTTGGTCTTCATGTCCGGCTCCTAAGCCCGTTGCAGATTCAGTTCGATGGCCTCGATTCGCACGCCAGGCGCGCGCGCATAGCGTTTCGAGACCCAGAGATCGACGACCTGCCCATCGTCGACGTACACCACCCCGTTCATGCCGTCTTTCAAGGCCTCGACACCTTCATCGTCCAGTTCCCCGCAGCATTGCGCCGGCCGCGATGGGCCCGGCTGAGTTGCGAAACGCGCGGTCTTGGTCGCCCCACCATGGGCCATTGCCCGCGGCGCGGAACACGCGCAGCTTGAACTCGGGACACGTCTCGTGCTCGCCTTGCTCGAGGCCGAGCGAGCGGCCGTGCGCGACGATGCCGGGCCAGCTCGTGTGCCACGGTCCGCTCGGTGCGGCGCGCGCACCAGCACCGGTGCGGCCCGCCCTCGCGGCGATGGCGTCGGGCAGTATCGAGTTGAGCAGGCCGACGTTCAGCGGCTGGTCGGACTTCTCGCGCTTGCGGCGCGCCAGCGCAGCGCCGATCGCCGTGCGCAGGTCGTCGGGCGTGGCGCCGAGCGCCGGCCAGCCGGCCACGCGCTCGTCGTCGACCACGAACGCCACGCCGTTCGAGCGCAGGATCTCGACGAAAGCGGCGGCGGCGTTTGGCGCGTCCTCGCGCGTTACTGCCGGTGCTGTGCCGCCGCCGCTTGGGTTTACCTGTTCTGCTCCACTCCGCTCCGCTCCTTTAAGCACGTTCTCCGGCTGAATTCCGGCGGAACAGCCGTCATCAGATGGCGCCCCTCCACCGGAAGGCGAATCACTTCCGCCGGAAGTGTCATCATTTCCGGCGGAAGAACCTTTCGCTCCGACGGCAGTTGTCCTAAATTCTTCTGGAAAAAGCTCGCGTTCCAGTGGACGATCGGCATCAAGCCAGTGTTCGAGGTCAGGGACTTCGAGCGGAAACTGCCCCCTTTTTTCCCGAACCTTGTTTCGCTTGCGGATGCGCTCGCAAAGCTTCTCGTGCGCGTGCCGGTGCTTCTGATGCCAGGCGTGGTTGACCTTCTCGGCCACCACCGGGTGATAGAGGCGGCCGTCGCTGCACTTGATCCAGCCGTGCAGCGCGCCAGCGCGGACGTCGTGCCAAGTCGGGTCGAGCTTGCCCTTGTGCCAGTAGCCGGCGCGCTTGGCGAGCCAGTCGTCGTTGTCCGGCAGTGAGCCTGCGGGCACCTCGTGCCACGAGACGCACCAGAGCAGCAGCGCTGACCAGCACGCCTCGGGCGACTCGTCGTGGACAAGGTCGGAGTTCAGCAGGCGCGGAACGTCGAGCGGCATCTCGCGGAAATTCCGCAGCTCGGCGTCCGCTGGGGTGAGGGGATTCGGGAGATCCATCATTCGCAAAGCCCATAAGCGAACGAGCAGGCCGTGGACGGCTCTGCGCCCGCGAGTAGGTCGTGTTGCCGGCCGCCGCGCGTGGCCTTCGACCAGTCGACGACCTGCAGCACCGTCGCAGCCTGCTCCATATGCCTCGCGGTGCCCACCTGAAAGAACGAAGCGGGGCGGGGCGGCCGGCACACCTCCGAAACAAGCCGCTCCCATGCAGCGATGCGCTCGACGTGCTCGCGGAAGCGCCCCGCGATCTCGCGGCTCTCCGCCTTCTGCGCGTTGATGCAGGGCATGCGGCCGACGCGGGACATGCCTTCGCGGTACAGCGGGTTCGGCAAGATGCCGGCGGCCGCGTGCGCCTCGAACATGTCGGCGACGTTCCTGCGCAGGACTGGCCGGAACAGCGCGTCGTGACCGCGGCGCCATTCGTAGTGCGGCAGCCGCCGGCGCGCTTCGTTCTCACGCGCGCATACGCCCCGCCACGACTCGATGAAAAATCCTGCATCGATCGTGCCGATCGCGTACCCGGTCAGTCGGCTACGCTTCAGGTAGTCGGTGCAGAACTGGCGCTTGTGCGGCGGTAAGCCGCCGCGGACCATGCAAAGGTCGAGAAACGGATTGCCGCTCGGCTGCAGCAGTTCCAGCGCGCGCGCCGCCCGCACGCAGTCGAGCAGGGCACGCAGCCGCTGGATCTCGCGATCCGCGTTCAGAAAGCGCGCCGCCTCGTGGCAGGCCTGAGCAATCTGCATCGCGCCAGCGTCGGCGCGCAGCCCGAGCGCGCTCGCCAGCCTGGCGCGCGCCTCGTCGATCTGCGTGGCGTGGCGTTGCGTGCGCTCGCGCGACCGGGACAGAATCGGGTTGCGCTCCTCCTTCGCCTCGTTGAGCTGGTCCGTCGCGCACTGCAGGCGCCGCTCGGCATCGAGGCGGCCGCTCAACGCGTCGGCAACAAGGCAGTCGAGCTTCTCGCGCAGTGCCCGCTCGATCTTCCACTCGCTGCGCAGGTCAGCGCGTACGCGCGCGTCGGCCGGGTTCGCGAGCAGCGCCGTGCCATCGAGAATCGGCTTCCCCCGCGCATCGCGCGGCGGGTTCTCCATGTTCTCGAGCGTCGGCCCCTTCGCCGAGCGCAAGCCGTCAATACCGCATACGATCAGCCGGCGCCCGGCGCGGACGTCGTCCTGTTTGAGCAGGCCGGCCGGCGCGGCAAAGCGCAGGTCCGACGTAAACTTCCCCGCTGCTGCGCCGCGGCGGAAGTCGGCCATGCCGATCTTGCACTCGTAGGCGGCCGGCCGGAACCGCGCGAACGGGCGTGGCACCGGGTGCGCGCCGGGCCGCGGCGAACCGCTCGAGCCCGGTTGCCTGTCAGTCCAGAAGAGGCGGTCGGATGCACCGCGCAGGCGGGCGGCGAGATCCTCGGCGAGGGCGTTGTGGGTCCAGGTCATGCGCCCGCCCTGGCGTCGATCGCCCTGGGCCACCGTGCTACGATGCCCGAAAAATCGAAATCGAGGGAAGCATGGAACGCGCGTGGGAAATCACGCAGTTGGCGTTCGTCTGGCTGCTGCTTGCGACCGGGTTCTTGACAGTGTTCCGCGTGTGGACAATCGTCGCGCGAGCAACAGGATCGACCAAGGACTTCTGGGATATCGCGACAGCGATTGGAACGTGCGGTGCCGTAGTCGTGGCTCTCTATGTTGCGTTGATCGGCCAGCAAAGGCAGAGAGCGGATGAACGAATCAAGGGCGTCCTGACCGCAGCCAGTGTTCAATATCGCCTCACCGCTACACAGCGCTCCGTGAGAGTCGCAGTCGATAAAATCGAGAGCATGGTGGGATGTCTCGTTCTCATTCGTTCGCAACGAGGTGACGATGCAATGATGGCTGAGGCGGCCGATCACGCGAATGATCTGATCAAGTTGACACTTAGAGAAGTCGTGGAGGTGATTGACGACACGCGAGAATTGACCTTCGATGAAATGCATTCGATGACGGGGTTGCCAGGCAATTGCGCCATACAGATTGCATCGGCCCAGGCAAGAATTCGTAGTGCTCGCGACATTCTCGCCTCGGCTCTCGGCTTGCGCCCCGCAACCGGGGAGCAAATGCTCCAGCGACAGGTCCACATGCGCCTGACTAGCGCGGCAGCTTTGTTTGACAACGCCGTGTCCATCTGCCGACGAGAAACAAAGCAAATCACGGGGCCTCTCAACCAAAATTCCGCATCCGACCGATGATTGAGAAGTGCCCCGCTTCATGCCTGCCCCCGCAGCAAGAGCGCGAGACGAGCAATGAACATAGCGCCGAGTGCGATGAAGCAGAGAGTGGTGATCGCCATCGTGAAACTCCGTCAGATGTGGTGGCTCCGCAGAGCCGAGAGTGCTGTTGCTCGCTGGCGCACGTGCGCCCGGTCAGCTAAAACCGCTGCCCTGCTGCGTGCGGATCGGCACGGCCTCGGGCCTCACGCGCTCGATCACCCAGAACTGGTCGGGAAGATAGGCGGAGTGTTCGTGCGGCGGGTCGCGGTAGATGAACCGGTGATGGCCACGCTCGCAGCCCCGATAGCCGATGGGCCAGCCGAGCTTGATCGCGAAGAGCTTGCCGACATCGCGCGCGGACAGGCTCATGCGGCGGCCTGGTGCATGGCGAACATCTGCTGCACGTCATCGCCGATGGCCTGCCGACTCAGGCGGCGGCACTCTTCCTCGGCGCGGCGCGCTTGCAGCGCGAGCCACTGGCACGGGCAATCGCAGCCGATGAACATGCCGAACGTGTTGAGCTTCACAGCGCGGAACGGCCGCTTGCCGGCGATCACGGCGCGCAAGTCCGGATAGTGGCTGTCGCAGTCGTGCGCGAGGGCCTTGCGATCAAAGCGACGCAGCCCAAGCGCGCGCGCGAGGCAGTCCTCGAACGCCGGCGATTCGACCTCCGCCTCATGCAGCCGCGCGGGCTCGACCCATGGCACCAACATCCTCATCTCGATCTGATCCATATGAAAAATCAATCGTGACCCAGTCGAATTGCTACTTGGCTCCTCAGGCGACCGGAGCGCGAAGTAACAGCCGGATCAGCACCGGCCATATCTAAAGAGATGCGTACCTCCGACGTGCGAGAATCGAAGTTCCGTAGTTGTTCAACCCACACACGACGGGGCTCGCATGACCATCGAGTTCGACACTCCATCAATCAACCTTCCTTGCCCTGTCTGTGGCCAAATGATTTCGGGAACGATCAGACAGCTGACGCAAGATCCGACGCTCACCTGTCCCGCTTGCGCATCCAAGGTCAACATCGACTCCGCCCCTTATCAACAGACCGATAAGTCCATCCAGAATCGGGTGGCCGAGGCGCTCAAAAACCTCGGCAAGCCCCGCTAATTCGTCACACGCTGCGCTCGATGGCGCGTTATCTGCCGGCAGACAACCGGAATGCCACACTGCCTCCGCTCCTCGACTTCAGTAGTTGTCGGGCCTGGCAGCGCACGCGTCGCCAGCGCAATGGGTCGACACCGGACGTCCGAACGAGCCGATCGCCATCCGCACCTCGGGCTCGACAGGCGCCGCGCCGGCCGCGTTAAGTCCCCGACCCGCTTGACCATCACGCCGATCAGCGCCGGGGACCTCACCATCGGCGCGTCCGTGCGCAAACTTCCTGCCCGCGCTCGCCTCGCGGCGCATCGCGGTCATGCTCGCGACCTGGCGCGTGGTGATGGGTAATGCGCCGGGCGTGAGCCGCAGCGCTCGCACGCCATGCCGCAGCACGTCGGTGCCGCCGAAGGCGACGCGCGCCGCCGGGCGCGGGCTCGGTGTCACATGCGCAGCTGGCGCGGGGCACCGAACCGACGGCTTGTGAGCGGCGCGGACGGGGGTGAAGGCGCGGGGAGCCGTCATGCCCCCTCCTTCGCTTCCGCGCTGACCGCCGGCTGGGAGAAAACGTCATCGAGCGTCCATTCGACGCCGAGGCCTTTCGCGAACACGATGAGTTTTCGAGCCGTGTCGACGAGCGGATCGCAGCTCCCGTTCTCGTAGTGCGATAGCGCGGATTGCGTGATGCCGATGCCTCTTGCCAGATCGAACTGCGAAAGGCCCAGGCTCTTGCGAAGGTGGCGGACATTGTTCATGTCGGAATATTAGAATTTCTCTTTAAACAAGTCAAGAGTATTTCTAATTGCTTTGCGCCCAAATTATTAGAGCCTCTATTTATGATTGGCCATGGCCACGGTCGAGAAGCGCACCCTAACCCCGGACGAGATCGCAGACGCAGAGCGTCTGGCCGCCGCATGGCGCGAGTACAAGCGGACGCATTCGGGCGCGTCGCAAGAATGGCTCGGGACGGTGACAGGGATCGGGGGCCAGGGCGCGATCAGCCAGTACATGCGCGGCATCATCCCGCTGAACGTGAAGGCCCTGCTCGCGATCTGCGCGCAAATCAACGTGCCCCCCGCGAGCATCAGTCCTACTCTGGCCCGGCACATCTCGCCCACGCAGTCCGATATCGACCTGACCGGCGTCAGCCCCGAGGCTCGCCGCGCCATCGAGGCCATCGTGCGAGCCGATCGCGCCGGCGAGTCACCAGAGACGTTCAAGCTGGTACTTCGTCTGTTTCCGGTTGACGAAGATCGGGTCGCGGGTGATTGAAGCACAGAGCGAGGGTATCGCCGACGGTGCCGATTGGCTCTAGCGAGGCGTCGCGAAAGCTGAATTCGCAGGTGACGGCCGGTTTCGCGCCTCGTTCGGTATAGCCGAAAGCCTGCCGGTCCAGACACACATCCCACCTGCCATCACTTCGCAAGCGTTCGACGAGCGCTGTGGCCCCCACCAGACCCGGGATGCGCGACACCACCACTCGCACCAAATCTCCCGGCTTACACCGCAAGGCTTCTCGTCCGTCTTCGCCCTGAACCATCCTCGCTCCCATCGATCTGCCCAATGACTGTATATTTATACAGTTTTTGCCAAGATTCCGAGACAGGGTCAGTCCAATTGGAGAGTTGCCTTACCTGACGTATCGCAAGCCGATCTGCAAAAATCGCTTCGTCAGCCTTCGAAGCGGCTGATGCGTCAACCCGACAATCTAGTGGTTCCATGGAGGATTGATCTAAAAATTAGAAATACTCTTGACTTAGAAAAGGAGAAATTCTAATATTCAGATCGCGCATTGCCCTGCACCGCGTTACCGCCCCAGGCGGATCGTTCTCTAACAATCGAAGGTGTGACCGGGACCGCACGAGCGGAGGAACCGGCCGGGGTGATCTGCCCCGCGAGTCAGGACGGCCGCTGCGGAACGCCGCGGCTCGCCGAGAGAACCTGACGCAAGACCGCCAGCAGCACGTGACCGATGGCGTCGTAATCGGCACAAACCTCGCGCGACCCGGAGCCGGCTGACCGGGAGTAGCCGGGCGCGTGAGCACACAGTTCTCACCGATGGCGGTTTGCCGCTCTAGGCGTCGCCCGTGAGCGCTGCGTCAGGAGCACAGTTCGAGAAGGGCATTTGATTAGTTTTCCTACTAGCAAGATTGCCTCGGAGGCATGCCGCGCATCGGAGAAATGCATGTCAATCCTGATCAGATGTTTGCAGAGTCCGCAAGGCCCGCTACGTTGCAGACTCAAGGCGATCGCCGCACTGGTAACCGATTCGCGCTTCACGCTCGGGGACAGCGCCGGCATGGGCCATCCCTGGTGGCCCCGCGAAATCGTTTCGGGCCATTTCCAACGAATGCGATCGATCATGAACTGAACGCTCCAGTCGCTCTAGTCAGCCACTGCGAGCACGCTACCGACCATACGACCATGCCCCCCTTCAACAAGAGCAGCAATCGTGGAGGCTCGATCAAGGTCTATCCCGAATCGGTCATGACGCCGTGCGAGGCCTGACATGGGCCGCGACAGCCCCACCATCCCGATCGGCACCGCCGTCGTTGCGGCCGCCGTCCTGATCCTCTGCTGGTGCTTGCGACGTTTCCGCGCCGCGCAGCAGCCATTGAAGCGCCACGAGCGCGTTTACCACGATTGAGACCACATGGCCATCGACCAGATCACGCGCGCCGCCGTCGGACGGCGCATCGAAGAACCCGACGAGAAAACGCACAAAGCCGTCGCCCGCGCACTGCCCGGGCACGGCTGTGACAAAACCTGCCACACGAACTACGGCACGCTCGACTGGCGCGACAAGCTGCTGGTGGCCGAGCCGCTTCCCGGTGCGGCCGAGCCGCTTCCCGGTGCGGCCGAGCCGATGCGCAATGGAGTCGATATGCCGGCTCTCAACACCCCGAGCGAATGCGGCGACGTCGCCGAGCGGGTGCTCGTCGACTACGCACATGCATGCGGCGCCCACGGCGGCCCAACCGTGCTTAAAGACATCATGGAGATGTTGATCAGCATCGCGATGGTCGTCATCGAACCGACCGCACAGCAGATTCCCGATCAGACGAAACGCAACGTCGCGGCATATGCCGAGGCGAACTTGCGGAGCGCGAACTGATGCGCGCCCTCTCCCTTCCTCGGCCGCGCGCTGACAACGCGCTCCTGGCCGCCGCGCGCCGCCGGCCGCGGCTACGTTACATCATCGAGGGTGCCATCTGGTCAGCCGCATGCGGCACCGGCGTCGGTGCCGTCTGGTACTGCGCGGTCCTAGTACGAGCGGGAGGCTGGCTGTGACGCGTTCCTATCCCCGGATTGGCCTTCAGAAAGACATATCGCACCGGATGTGCTCCTGCTGTCAGTCGAAAGCACTGAAGCAGATCGACATCGGAACGGGCTGCTTTCGCGGCAACGGCGATGGGCTGAAGGTGTGCGGGTTCCACTTCTATCTTGCGGCCGAAGGCGCCTGGCGCGCGCTCGACAGAGATCGTCAAGCAGAACAAGCCCGTCGCCGCGCCATCCATCAGCTAGGTGCAGCATGCCCCCCTTCGACTATCTCGGTTACCTGCTCGACCGCGCCTGCGCCAAGAACAAGGCACTCGGCTTCTTCCTCGCGCTGCTGATCGTCGTGATCGCCACCATCGCCGCTGCCTTGCTCAACCAGGACGGCACCTCCGACGCGCGCGTCACGCCCACCCCCACCCGCGAGACCGCACCGAGCACGCCGCGCGAATCGCCGTCCCGCGTTGCCGCGCCGCACGCTCGCGCGCCGCTCGACGCGTGACCCGTCATCCGCCTGGCGCCCTCAGTAAAAGCCATCGGCACCCAGCCGGTCGCGTCCTCGCAAGCCCACAGCATCGGCGATGACGCCGAAACCGAGACGCTCGCAGTCCGCTTCAAAGACCGCGAGACCGGCGCGCCGACGGCGCTGTGCCACTACGCGAACTTCACGTAGGCGAAGCTGCGCATGGCCGACTCAACCGGCTCGCACCTGTACAAGAACCTCGAGCTGCATCCCGACCGCTTCCCGCTCGTGCTGGTCGAGTCCGTGGCGGTGCCGGCGCGCGTTTCTATACGACCTGATGGACGTGAAGATCGGCGTCGACCAGATGTGCGAGCGGCTGCTCACGAAACTCGGCCTGCGCGCCGACGCGATGCCGGCGCCGACAGCGAAGCGGCTCGCGCCGATCACACCCATGCTGCGCGCCGGCTTCGCGACCGCGCATCAGGAAGCCAGCGGCCGCGCGCTCTCCGCCGAACAAGCCTGACGCGGCGAGACGGGTGAGACCGACGGCAGCCAGAAAGCGCTCATCTGGCGCCCGGCCCCGGTCGAGTTCGACCAGGCCGCGCAGCGCCGGCTCGTCGCCAACCGGAGCGCGATCGACGACCTGACGCTCGGGCCGCCGGGCGCGACCGCGCCGCTGTTCGTCACGCTCGGCCGCAACGCGCCGCCACGGCGCCACTCGTCGATCGAGAACGCGCAGCGAGCGTGAATCCGAGGTGCTGGTGCTCGAGCCGGTCAGCCGGAGCGAGCGCGGCACCGAGTGGCGCCCGCAGTAACCGCCTGCTTCACCGCTGCGCTCCTCGTTTGATGCCTCGTGCGGCGGTGTTTCGCCGAGCGCCTTTATTGGCGCTCGCTTTTTATTCCAGTGCGTTCTTCATTTTTTCGAGTGAATCGACATCGCGACCGATCATTCTCGCAGTTATTTCGATCAAGGTTTTCGTTGATTCAGGTAAATTATCGAAATTCTCCGATTCGATTCGCCTGCAGAGAGAAATCAATTTCGTCAAGTTTGAGCGTATGCCAAACAAGAGCTTGATTGCTTTCAGCTCAAGGTTACGAAGGTCCAACCGATCAATTGCGCCTCGCGAATCTGTCAGCACATCTATTGCGAGTTCCCGCCGCTCCTCCGTCAAATCGCAGACCAGATGCGAGTACAGATTCTCTGCATTACTGAGTGCCATTTTCGCAACAAGCAAACTTACCTCGGTGGCTTTGAGTCGATCTGCCGATGCCAAAGATAATTTTTCTTTTTCCTGAAATCGCTTCTGCAAAAACACGACTCCAAATGCCCCCACAACGGCCGCAGCTCCAGCCGCCGCTTGAGCAAGAGATAACCATTCTGCGCTATGCCAACTCATACTCAACCCCGGCATCGTATTTTTGATAACTGCCAGTGCGCTCATCCATTCGCGCTACCGGCACGAAGCATCCATATTACAACGCGCGGCGATTACTAGAAATTTGTAATGCGTTGATAACGTCGCGAGCAACGTCGCCGCCCTGCCATTGGCTGCCCACGTCGCGCGCAGCACAACCACGCCGGCCAATCGCGCCGCGACCGCCGTGCGCGACCGAGGCGCTCGGCCACACCTGTCCGGAGGGCGCCATGCACTGGAAGCCGCCGCACGGGCGAGCCTGGCATGGCTCGATAATGACGCGCCGATGCGCCGCTACCCGGACAAGCTGACACCCGAACTGCAGCACGTACTAGGCCGGCCGAATTTCTGGTGCGCGCATTACGCGCGCGTAATGCGCGCCGTCGGCGTCGCGTTCAACGGACGAGTCGTAACCGGCGGCCACCGCGCGCAGGACTATCCCATCGGCGCATCCAGCGCCAATGGCTGGACGCTCACCCGCCGCGCGGACAAGCGCGCCACCGGCCGTCTACTCGGCGGCCTCGAGCACGACGGATTCTCCGAGGTTCCACGATGAAACGGCGCCCTATCGTGTTCACGGACGCCGAGGCTGTCGCAACGCTGAGCGGCGACAAGAAGCAGGTGCGCCGCGTGGCGAACCCACAGCCAGAGGTGAACCCGCACGGGAATCTCTGCGGCAAGTGGCTGAACCACCGGTTCGACGGCCTGCTGCCGCAGCGCCTGCAGGACATCGTCATTCACTGCCCGTTCGGCCAGCCCGGCGATCGTCTTTGGGTTGGTGAGTCTTTCCGCTTCACCGCAGAATTCGATGGCGACAGCTCGGCGCGCGTCGCCGAGCAATGCCTTGGCGCCGGCTACGCTCGGCCGCAGGCGCCGCTCTGCTACGAGGCTGACGGAGCAAAGCGCGATCGGGAGTGCCTCAGCGCCCCACCCGGGCGTCTGAGGCCTGCCCGGAACATGCCAATCCGGGCCTCGCGGCTCTTGCTGACGATCGTCAGCATCCGCGTAGAACGGCTGCAGTCCATCAGCGAGTCGAACGCGCGCACCGAGGCGGCACCGAGCGAGAAACACCACACGCGCGGCTACTGCGCCGGTGAGAGCCGGCCGCCAAGCATCCGCGCGTTCCGCGATACCTGGGGCCGGGTGCACGCCGCACACGGCTACGCGTGGGATGAGAAATCCGCGGGTCTAGATGATTCCGTTTCGACTGGCCGCAAGCGCGGCCGCAGGAGAGTGAACATGGCAAGTCATGCCACCTTCGAAATTTCCGCTGTCAGCTATGAAGGGCTCAGCGTCAAAACCGGCTCGGGAGAACCAGGGCGCCTAGCCGTGATCGATGCGCACGGCAACGTGGTGGATGCGAGCCCAGAGGTCGCACGTGCAGCATTCGATGCCGCAGTACGCTCGTACCGCAATTTCCTCATGGGAACCGGGCACCTGCGCGTGCTCGCGCACCCGGCCGATCGAAAGTCCTAACCCCGCCCTCGGCCTTGCTTCTTGTCTTCGATTGATGCTCCGCCAACGCCGCGCGCTCGGCAGCCGGGCCTGGGCCGAATAGTATATTTTTAATATCCTACGGGCAGCCGAAACTGACAAATCCTACTTTTGGCGCATAAGGCTCGGAATCTTGTGGGGGTGGAGCAGCAAAACCGAGAGTTTACAGCTATTTAGGGTTGAGCGACCCAAAACGAGCGACGAGCGGCAGCGCCAAGCGGCGCCTGCGCGTCGCTCGCGGATGCACCGCGCGAACTGCTTGAACCGTAGCTCCCCTGCGCGAAGGCGGCGCTCGACGCAGCCTTGCACCGGCACATCGATCACCCATCCCCAAAATGAAAAAGGCCGCCCGAGGGCGGCCCGTCGATCGCGCGTGTCGCGGTTCCGTACAGCGGGACCCACCTCGTCGGTGACCGAACTGATGAGGTCGGGCGGCAACTCGGCGCCGCAGTGCTCGGCCAGAAACGCCTGAATCTCGCGTCCGCTCATGCCGTTGGCGCTGTTGCGCTCGTTGGCCTGAGCAGGCACTCGGGCAACTCGGACAGCGGCCCTCGGCCCGCGGCTTGACGCGCCACCATTCGCCTTGGCTGCGTCATCGGCCTGCCCATGACTTTCACACCGCATGACAAGCGGCGCACTCGGCATGCTCCAGCGAGGTGGCGGATGCAATCGATAACCAGCGAAGCTACGAGTTCGCGTCGTGCTGCTGTCCGTCGAAGTTCAGCCTCGCCGCGCGGAAGACGTCCGCATTCTCGACGATCTCGACGATCCAGGTCCACAGCGGGACCATGCGAACGAGCAGCTCCATGCCCATCTCGGAAAGCTCATACTCGACCCTGGGCGGTATCGATTCGAAATCATGGCGGATCACCAGGCCGTCACGCTCGAGCTGTCGCAACGTGAGGGTCAACATGCGTTGCGTGACGCCGTGCATGCGCCTGCCGATTTCTGCATGGCGCAGTCTGCCGTACACGCCGAGCGTGTGGATGACACCGAGTGACCAACGGTTTCCGGCATGCGCGAGCAGTTCGCGCCGCAGTCCGTCGTCATCGTCCCGCAGGCCGTCGCACACGGTCTGCGAATAGTTGAGAAGTTCGTCTCGATCCAACTGCAGCTCTCCCGGTATCACGCATGTGCCTTCTTTCATGCACGCCTGCGCATTGCTAGACTGCCGCCACACCTTCATTGGCAGACTGGCTAGATGATGAACCAAAATGATCCCGATTCCATGTCGCAAAACATCCTCGTGCTCGGCGCCGGCGAACTCGGCCTCCCGGTGCTGCGCCATCTCGCGCGCCGCGCGAAGCACGTGGATGGCGCGAAGATCAGCGTGCTGTTGCGCGCAAGTGCCCTCGAGTCCGGTGCGCCCGGCAAGCGAAAGGATCTCGCGGAAATCCAAGGTCTTGGGATCGAGACGGTCGCGGGCGATCTGGTGAAGCATTCCATCACCGAGCTTGCCGAAGTATTCGCACGATATGACACGGTCATCGGTTGCGCGGGCTATGCCGCCGGCATCGACACGCCAATGAAGCTGGCGCGGGCGGCCCTGCAGGCAGGCATCCCGAGATACTTCCCATGGCAGTTCGGGGTCGATTTCGACGTGATCGGTCGCGGCAGTCCGCAGGACATCTTCGACGCGCAACTGGACGTGCGCGAGTTGTTGCGCAGTCAGCATCGGACCGAGTGGGTGATCGTCTCGACCGGCATGTTCATGAGCTACCTGTTCGAGCCGGACTTCGGTGTCGTCGATCTGCAAAACGACACCGTTCACGCCCTGGGCAGCCTCGATACCGCCGTGACGCTGACCACGCCCGATGATATCGGCGCGCTGACCGCCGCGATCGTGTTCGCGCAACCGCGTATCCGGAACGAGATCGTGTATCTGGCCGGCGACACCGAGACTTACGGGGAAGTCGCCGACAAGCTGCAAGCCGCCCTCGGCCGCCCCTTCCGCCGTTGCGCCTGGAGCGAGCAGTACCTGCTGGACGAACTGGCGCGCGATCCGCACAACATGATGCGCAAGTATCGCGCGGCTTTTGCTCAAGGGCGGGGTGTCGCATGGGACAAGAGCGGGACCTTCAATCACCGGCACGCCGTCCCGGTCACCGATCTGGCGTCGTGGATCGAATCGAACCTCACTTCGCGCCGCAGCGCGTAATCTCGCGTCCGGCCATCCAGACTGCCGGCGTCGAAAACCGACTCACCGAACGGAAAGCGGCAGCCGGCGAGACGGCGCGGGCCTGCGTGCTCCTTACCGGCACTGCGAGCGACACCGGCAGCGATCGCGGCATTCGAGCCGGCACGGCGAGGAGATCGCGCGGCGCTGCCCGCTGCCCGCTGCCGGGTGCCGCGCGGCTCGGCGGCGAACGGGCGGCACTGTCCTCAGGCGGCCGGGTCGAGCAAGGACAGTTCGTCGACGAAGGCCACGGCAAACGAGCCGGTGCCGCGTGCCGATGCGGCGCGTTGCGCCGCTATCTTGTAGATCGCGTGCGCCGCTGCCGTGGCCTCGAGCGGGGAGCGGGCATTCGCCAGCAAGCCCGCGATCAAAGCGGCAAGCGCGCAGCCGGCGCCGGTGACACGGGTGAGGCGCAGGTCGCCGCCGCTGACGGCAAGCAGCGTGTCGCCGTCGGTCACGTAATCCACCTCCCCGCTGACGGCCATCACCGCACCGCTCTCTTTCGCGAAGCGCTTGATCACCGCGATCGCCTCGTCGGAGCGCGCGGTGCTCTCCACGCCCTTGGCACCGGCATTGCCGCCCGCGAGCGCGATCAGCTCGCTTGCATTGCCGCGGATCGCGGTTGGCTTGTAACGCAGCAGCCGTTGCAGGGCCGCGTCGTACTCGGGGCTGCCGGCCCCGAACGCCACCGGATCGAGCACCCACGGCGTGCCTGCCTCGTGCGCCGAGCATGCGGCCGCCTTGAGCGTGTCCGGCGCGCTGCTGACGAGCGCGGCGCCGTTGATCCACAGCCCGGCCGCCGCCGCAGCGAAGCGGGTCGGCCAGTCGAGCGCGGCGCCGATGGCCGGCGCGCCGCCCACGGCCAATAGCACGTTTGCGCTGAGATTGGCCGCAATGTAGTTGGTCAGGCCATAGACGAACGGCCGGGCTCGCTGCAGTGCCGCCAGTTCGGCGCGCACCGCCGCGTCAGCCCATGAAATTTGCCGAGTCATGTCGATCTCCTGAAAGAGCGTTGCGATGAGCGTTCAGGCCGCGCCTGCCGGAAGTTCCCTGTCCGTGGCGGGTCGGGCCTTGCCGGGACGGTCAGGCAAGGCGTGCTTGGTCGCGCACGACGGGCGAATTCATCACCGCCTTCCCGTCGCGCAGCACGCCCCCGGTCAGCCCTCATGTTACGCAAGCTCGGCGGGATGAGCTCGATGGCCGCCCCGCCGGCAACAGTCGTGCGCCTCGATGAGCTTGCGCCCGGGCATGCGCGCAGACGCGATGGCGCTGCATCACGTACAAATTTTCAGAGGTCCGGCACACAGGCCGCCAATACCGCAACCGCCTCGGGGCAATCCTGCTGCTTGCGCCCATCCTGGTCCATCTCGCCAACGGGCCGCGCCATTCCTGGGCGACCACGCAAGGGCCATTGGCTGCCCCCGGATCGAAGGCAGCCAATGGCTTGGCCCTCAGCCGCTGCGATCAGCCGCCACGATCAGCCGATACCGGCGGCAGCCGGCGGCCAATCGCATCGCGGGCCTGCTTCACGACGCCATGAGGCGCGCGCCTCGGCGCTCAGAGCTGCGCCGGTATCGTGATGCTGCTCGGGCAGGACACCGTGGCGCCGCTGTCGGACGTGATCGGCTTCACCGTGCCGTTCGTGCCGACCGAGGTCGTCACACTGCTATGGCTGCCCAGTTGCAGCTCACCGTTCGTGACCGAGAAGGCGCTGCCGCCGCTGATCCGGGTGTTCGTCATGGTGATGCCGGTATTGCCCGAACTCGGCACGCCCATCAGGTCGTTCGACAGCCCGACGATGGCGCCTTGCTGCTTGGTGGCCGTGGCGATGATGTTGTCGATCGTGACGTTGGCGATGATCGGCAGCGCGCCGCCGGTGCCGGATGCGTAGGCGTAAGTGAACAGGAAGGGCTGCTGCACGTTGCGCATGCAGGTGTTCTTGTAGGTGACGCCGGTGGTCGCGCCGCTGTCCTTCGAGGTCTGGTCGGTCTTGATGCGGTAGCCGTAGTCCGTGCCGCTGAACTGCACGTTGCTGACGGTCACCTGCGACACGCCGGGCTGCGCGAGCGTGGTGCCGGCCGCTTCCTGGCCGCCGATCGAGATGCCGTGTCCGCCGCCCACGACGCATTGGCTGATGTTGACATTCGAGGTGGCCGCGCCGCCCGAGTTCGACTTGATGGCGATATCGTCGTCGCCGGTGTCGAGCAGGCAGTTCTTCACCGTCGCGGTCTGGGTGCCGATCAGGTCGATCGCGTCGGTGTTGGGGGCGAGATCGTCGCCGCTGGCGTTGCGCTTCGGGTTGGCGTAGATCCACACGCCGTCGATCGTCACGTTCTTGGAGCCCGACTCGATGACCAGTTGCTCCTTGGGCGAGTTGCGGATGATGAGCGCATTGTCGGTGGCGTTGGACGAGGTCGGGAAGCTGACGATCGACTGCGATTTTCCGGCATCGGTGAAGTTCGAGCCGATATTGAGGTTCGAGCCGGTGATCGCGATCAGCTTGGGCCGTGCCGTGTTGTTGCCACCGACCGCGGCCGTCCAGTAGGACTGGCCGTCGCCGTCGATCGCGCCGGTGCCGGTGATCGTGACGTTGCTCAGGCCGCTGCCGGTCAACATCGCGCTGTCGGCGGACTGGTTCGGCGAGCCTTTCAGCGTGAAGCCCTTCTCCAGCTTCAGCACGATATTGCTGGCGAGCGTCACGCTCGTGATGACCGCCGTCGACACGCCGTTGTTGGCGGTCAGGTCGACCAGCCCGGGGCTGCTGCTGGTGCCGCTGGCCGAGCAGCTCTTGATGGCGGCCTGCAGGTTGCTGGTGTTGCTGCTTGCCGAACTGCTCCACTGCGGCGTGCAGGTGCCGGCCTGCGCCGGGCTCTGTGCTGCGAGCGCGGCGAAGGTGGACAGCGCCAGTGCCGCGCGCATGCTGAGTTTCCCTTTCATAACAGTTTTCCTTTTTGTAGGCATTGACGAGGGAGAAACCAGGTTCGGCCGGCCGGTGGCGGCAAATCTCGACGCATCGGCGCCGGCAAACGCTGGCCGGAGTTCGCTCCGGACTTCGGGTGCTGCTCGATAGCACGGCTCGCGCGAATCCACGCGGATCGGCGCGGGCCGGCGGTGATGGCGCTGTCGAACGGCCCAGCAAGCGTGACTGCCGAAGCACCACGCCGCCGGCGTTCCCGGCTCAGGTCGGCCGCGGCGATGGGATGGTGGGAGGCGCCAGCGCGGCAGCGCGCCGGCATCGCGGCGCGGGCTCGCCGGCCGTGGCCGCACCCGAGCCGGAAGCGGTGGCCGCCGACACGTCGGCGCCGCCAAACCCCACGCTGGCAGTGCCATCGCCAAGGCAAGGCCGCCGGATGGTCCGAGCCGCCGTGAGCCATTCGACGACGTCGGTTTTCACACCGTGCTCAGCTGCTGTCATTGCTGACTCCGCTCTGATTTTGCTTGTGCCGAAATCGCTTAAATATCAGTTGTCATACAACACGGCGCGATGATACGCGCATGAGATTGACTCTCCTGTTGGTGTCTACCCTAGGGCAAGCTTTTCGAAAGCTATCTATTCAATGCCTATTTCGTGATTTTTTTGGTTTTAATAAGTTTTTCTCGATCAAGGCACCAATACCATCGCTCCTAGAGGCATCGCGAATGCCATAACTTAAAGATAGGATGTCTGATGTGAATTGCCGATGATTACCAAGCCGCGCTCGCGGCCGCTCGCCAGATGGGGAAGACCGTGTCGGTGCGCCACGGCCCATCGAAGCACCCGATTCCGATGTCGGCGAGCCCAGCGCACGGCGGGCCTCGTCGGGCTTCACGGCAGCCTCCGGGTTCGCGGCAATGCCGCCGCTCCCGCCGCTCTCGCTCGGCCGGGGCAGGCAGGGCATGCGTGATTCGGACGATTCGAAGCGCGCCTTCGGCGCATTCACCATGTCGAAATGACTTCGCGCCTTTGTCTCTTGTCGGCGTCAATCGGCATGCGTCGCCTGCCTGAAATGGCAAATGCCTGCGCCAGCCGGTTTCATCCGTCAGGCTGTTCGAAAACGTATCGAGGCGCTGTCGGCGCCGCGTAGCGGCTGCTCATTGGGCCTAGCGGCGGCGCGCGGCTCGAAAGGCGCGCGAGGTCCGCGCCGGCCGTGGCGTTTGAGGGGAACGAGACGCGGCCGACTCCATGTGCTGGCGCCAGTCTTCGCAGCGTCGAAGATCGGGCGCGCCGCTTCTAGCCGGCGTGCCATCCGATATCGCGGCGGCCGGCCAGGCAAGCCTTGCGGCTCGCATCGGCGAGCGCCTCACGCCGCCGGCCTAGCGGCCAGCATCGATGGCGGCGGCGCTGCCTGCCGCGGCCCGGCACGGTGCTCAGGCGGACAGCCCCGCGTCGCCGTGCGGCTCGCCCGTCTCCGCCTCGCCGAGGCGGCCGTAGGCCGGGCCGTCGGACCCGTAATCCGCTTCGAGCGCTGCGACCAGGATCTCGTCCACGTAGCCCTGACCCGTCCGGCGGACCGTTCCCATGTCGTCGATCTCCACCTCGTTACCCTCGTTGCCCTCGTAGTCGGGGCGCGTCGCGAAGTCGGCCTGCTCGGCGCTGTCGTAGGGGTCCATCGTCATGCTCCTTTGCGGTTGGCGGCGCCGGGACGGCTCGCGGTGGAAGAATGCATGGCGCATGCAACTCGCGTGCCATGGGCGTGAACCGCCCGCCGCGCCGTCAGCCGTGCCGCCGGCCATGGATCCGGCCCTGCGGCCAGTGCTTTCTTTCTCTCGCTTTTGAAATTTTCGCGAGGCGGCCCAGACGTCCGCCGGGCGAAGCGCGCGGTACGGGTACGCCATCAGCGGCTGCGCTGGCGTCACCCGCCCCGGGGCGCCCGAGCATCCGATAGACGGCCAGCACCCTAACGACCCTGTCGCCCATCCCGCCAATCATTACAAAAATATTTCTCTATTGTTACGCAATCCAAACCGATCTCGCCTCCGCCACGCCCGCCCCGTAGCGGTCGAGCGTGACGGCGGCGCTTCGATGCGTCCAATCGCGCCCGACGCTCGGGGCTCATCGTCGGCTGCGATGTCCACCGCCGCCTGCGGCCCGTGCAACGCCCGTCACGCGGCGCACCTCAGCGCCAGCTTGCCGTACAGGTGCCCGGCCTCGAGCCGCGCGAACGCCTCGGGCAGCGCGTCGAAGCCGAAACTGTCGACGAGCGTCATGGCGACCTCCCCCTCGTCGAGCCAGGCACCGATCTGCGCCAGCGCGGCGCCGTCCGGCCGCGTGAGGTAGCGGATCGCCCGGGCGCCATGCTGGGCCGCCCGCTCCTCGCTCGGCTGCGTCAGGGTCGAGACCAGCGTGCCGCCCTGGCGGAGCACCTTCCACGAGCGCGCCTGCGTTTCGCCTCCCAACAGGTCGTAGACGAGATCGACGTCGTGCACCACGTCCTCGAAACGCTGCCGGCGATAATCGATCACCTCGTCGGCGCCGAGCCCGCGCACGAAAGCGGCGCCGTCGCCCGACGCGGTCGCGATCACGTGCGCGCCCAGACGTCGCGCGAACTGGACCGCCAGATGGCCGACCCCGCCCGACGCCGCGTGAATCAGCACGCGCTGGCCAGGCATCAGCCGGCCATGCTCGACGAGTCCCTGCCATGCCGTCAGCGCGGCGAGCGGCAGCGCACCGGCCACCGGCAGATCCGCCTTCGCGGGACGCCGGGCCAGCGCGTCGGCGGCCACGCAGACCTGCCCGGCGAAGGTGCCCTCGCGCTGGCCGACAAAGCCCATCACCTCGTCGCCGGGCCGCCAGCCGGTGACGGCCGCGCCGACCTGGTCGACCACGCCCGCGCAATCGCGGCCAAGCGTGTAGGGCAGCGCGTCCTCCTTCACCAACGGATAGTGCCCCTTGCTGGTTTTCAGATCGACCGGATTCAGGCCGGCCGCGCTCACGCGCACCCGCACGTCGGTCGGCATGGGCACCGGCAGTTCGACCTCGTCGCACTGCAAGGCCGCGCGGCCACCGAAACGGTGGATCCGCCATGCTTTCATCGCATCCATCGCGAACTCCTCGGAAATGACGCGTCACGCACGCGAGCGGGACGCGGGACACCGCGCCCGATAGGGCAGCCGCAAGCGACGTACCGGCGAGGCCGCTCGACGGCGGCGTGCGAGCGCTGCGGCCAGCGATGCATGACTGCACGAGCATGCAAAAAAGCGCGGCACCGGCCGCGCCGCGCAACGGCTGGATCTGCACGGTTGCGACTCTCCCCGGCATCGGGCCGGTAGCGCCGCGCACGAAATGGCGGCCCGGCTGCGATGCCCGTTTCGCGGCATGCACCGTGCTAGGTGGACACGTACGGCGCCCACCGGGCGGCCGCCCTCTTTCCCCTTTTCCGGAGTCGTGATGAAAGCACTGGTCTACCAAGGTCCCAAGCAGGTCGAAATCCTCGACATGCCCGATGCGCGCATCGAAAAACCCACCGACGTGCTGGTCAAGATCACCACCACCAACATCTGCGGATCGGATCTGCACATGTACGAAGGCAGGACCAACATGGAACCGGGCCGCATCCTCGGCCACGAGAACCTGGGCGTGGTGGTGGAGGCCGGCCGCGGCGTCGAGCGCATCAAGGTGGGCGACCGCGTCTGCCTGCCGTTCAACATCGGCTGCGGCTTCTGCAAGAACTGCGAGCGCGGGCTGACCGGCTTTTGCCTGACGGCAAACCCCGGCACCGCCGGGGCCGCTTACGGCTTCGCCGGCATGGGCCCTTACAGCGGCGGCCAGGCGGAGCTGCTGCGCGTGCCGTTCGGCGACTTCAACTGCCTGTTGCTGCCGCCCGATGCCGAGGAAAAGGAAAACGACTACGTGATGCTCTCGGACATCTTTCCGACCGGCTATCACGCGACGCAGCTGGCGGGCCTGGAGGCCGGCGACAGCGTGGTGATCTACGGCGCCGGCCCGGTCGGGCTGATGGCGGCCATGTCGGCGCAACTGCGCGGTGCGAGCCGGATCATGGTGGTGGACACCCATGCCGACCGGCTCGCGCTGGCGGAGCGGCTCGGCGCGATCGCGATCGACGACTCGGACGGCGGTGCCGTGGAGCGCGTGCTCGAGCTGACCGGCGGCGAAGGCGCCGACCGCGGCTGCGAATGCGTGGGCTACCAGTGCAGCTGCCACGGCCGCGAGGTCCCGCACGCCACCATGAACGCGCTCGTGAAATCGGTACGGCCCACCGGCGGCATCGGCGTGGTGGGGGTGTTCGTCGCCGAGGACCCTCATTCACCGGACGCGCTGGCGCGCGAGGGCAAGCTCGCTTTCGACTTCGGCTCGTTCTGGATGAAGGGGCAGCGCATCGCCACCGGTCAGGCGAACGTCAAGGCCTACAACCGCAAGCTGCGCGACCTGATCGCGGCCGGGCGCGCCCGGCCTTCGCAGATCGTCTCGCACGAGCTGCCGCTGACGCGCGCGCCCGAAGGCTACCGGCACTTCGATGCGCGCGACGAAGGCTGGACCAAGGTGGTGTTGAAGGCGGCCGCCTAGCGCATCCGGGCGCGCGCTGCCGGCGCATCGCCGAGCCGGCGCGCGCGGCACGGCGCTTGCTGAAAACGGGGATCCGCGGGCCTGCAGGCCCGTCGTCCCATCCACGAAAAGGAGCTCCCCCATGCCCGGTGAATTCGATCAAACCACGATGCGTGACCCGCTCACGCAATACCCGCGTCCCGACTTCGACAAGCAGCCCCAGCCCGCTCCGGGCCTGGCCGGCCAGATGCGCCCGCGCCCCGACCACGGCGAAACCTCCTATCGCGGCATGGGCCGCCTGAGCGGCCGGCGCGCGCTGATCACCGGCGCCGACAGCGGCATCGGCCGCGCCGTGGCGATCGCCTTCGCACGCGAAGGCGCCAATCTCGCCCTGAACTATTTACACAGCGAGCAAGCCGATGCCCGCGAGGTGCTCGCCCTCGTCGAGGACGCCGGCCGCCAGGCACTCGCGCTGCCCGGCGACATCGCCGACGAATCGTTCTGCCAGCAGCTCGTCGCCGACGCCGTCGAGGGCCTCGGCGGCCTCGACATCCTCGTCAACGTCGCCGGCAAGCAGGTCTACGTCGAGCAGATCGCCGAGCTCACCACCGCGCAGCTGGAAGCCACCTTCCGCACCAACGTGTTCGCCATGTTCTGGCTTTGCAAGGCCGCGCTGCCGCACCTGCCGCCCGGCGCCAGCATCATCAACACCACCTCGATCCAGAGCTACCAGCCCAGCCCCGGCCTGCTCGACTACGCCGCCACCAAGGCCGCCATCACCGCCTTCACCCACGCCTTCGCCAAGCAGGTGGCCGGCCGCGGCGTGCGCGTGAACGCCGTGGCGCCCGGGCCGGTCTGGACGCCCCTGCAGCCCAGCGGCGGCCAGCCCCAGGAAAAGGTCGAGGTGTTCGGCTCCGAGACGCCGATGAAGCGCCCCGGCCAGCCGGCCGAACTCGCGCCCGTCTACGTGCTGCTGGCCTCCCAGGAGTCCAGCTTCGTCACCGGCGAGATCTACGGCGTCACGGGCGGCCACCACCTGCCATGAGGCGAACCGCCACCGAAGGTCGCCTGCTCGTCGTCTCTCCGCATCTGGACGACGCCGTGCTCAGTTGCGGCCACGTGCTGGCGCGGCATCCCGGCGCGACCGTCTGCACGGTCCTGAGCGCGCCGCCGGAACGGAACATGGCGACGGACTGGGATCGTGCCTCGGGGTTTGCCGACGCTTTCGAGGCCATGCGCGCGCGCAGGCAGGAGGACCGGCAGGCGCTGGCACGGCTCGGCGCGTGTGCGCTGCACCTGCCGTTCTGCGACGCCCAGTACGCGTCGCCGCCCGATCGCGAGCGGCTGCACACGGCGCTGCGCCGCACGCTCGCCGCGGTCCGCCCGGATTTGCTGCTGATGCCGCTCGGGCTGTTCCATTCCGATCACACGCTGGTGGCCGACGCCATGCTCGCCTGCCTCGCCGCGCTGCGCCAGCAGGCATCCGGCGACGCGCCGGCGGCCGTCTACGCCTATGAAGACGTGCCGTATCGCATGATGGACGGCCTCGTCGAGGCGCGCCTGGCGCTGCTCGCGGCGAACCGTTGCCGAGTGGAGCGGGCCGAGCTGGCGAGCGCCAACGGCGACCCGCGGCTCGGCCGGCTGAAGCCGGCCGCGATCGCGGCCTATCGCAGCCAGCTCCACGCGTTCGGTCCCGACGGCCAGGCCAACCTGCACGCCGCCGAGCGTTACTGGCGCGTTCGCGAGGCGGCCGCCATCGCCGCGAACGGCGAGCCCGGCGCCGCGCGCCCCGCGCCGGGCGCCCGCACGACTCAACCGTCATGAGACTCGGGAGGATCGAAGCAATGCAAGCGATGCCGACTGCGCAACGCATCTCCGTGGTGGTGCTGACCTGGAACCGCGCCGACGAACTGGCGGCCACCCTCGGCCGTCTGCTGGCACTGCCCGAGAGCCCGCCGATCTTCGTGGCGGACAACGGCTCCGACGACAACACGGTGGCGCTCGTCAAGGCGCGATTCCCGACGGTGTGCGTGGTGGCATGCGGCGAGAACCGCGGCGCCGCCGGACGCAACCTGGCGGCGGCCTGCGTGGCGACCGACTATGTCGCGTTCTGCGACGACGACACCTGGTGGGAGCCGGGCGCGCTCGCGCGCGCCGTGCAGGTGCTCGACGCCTGGCCGAAGGTCGGCGTGTTGAGCGCGCGCGTGGTGGTGGGCGACGCGGCCGCCGCCGATCCCACCTGCCTGGCGATGCGCGCCAGCCCGCTCGGCAGCGACGGCCTGCCCGGCCCCGCGCTGGTGGGCTACATGGCGGGCGCCTGCGTGTTCCGCACGGCCCTGTTCCGCCGCGTCGGGGGCTACGAGCCGAGGCTGTTCATCGGCGGCGAGGAGGAACTGGTCGCGCTCGACGTGCTCGCCGACGGCCACGCGATCGTCTACTGCGAGCAGCTCACCGTGCATCATCATCCGTCGGCGCAGCGCGACAGCAGCCTGCGCCGACGGATGCTGGCACGCAACGCCGCCTGGGTCGGCTGGCTGCGCCTGCCCTGGCCCGAGGCCTGCCGCGCCACGCTGCGCGCCCTCGCCGCCTTCGCGCGCGAGGGCCGCCTGTTGCGCGACGGCATCGCGCTGCTGGGCGGGCTCGCGTGGATTCTGCCGCGCCGCAGGGTGGTGCCGCCGAGCCTGGTGGCGCTGCGCCGGCGCGTG